GTGTTTGTCAGTGGCTCAATGAAAACCTCAGATAGAAAAGATCAATATGACGAAGTTAAAACTAGTGACAACAAGGTTATTGTGGCGACTTACGGTGTGGCCGCTGTGGGTATTAATATTCCTCGCATTTTTAATCTTCTTCTTTTGGAGCCCGGAAAGAGCTTTGTCCGCGTTATACAATCTATTGGGCGAGGCATTAGAAAGGCTGAAGACAAAGATCATGTAGAAATCTGGGACTTAACCAGCAGTGCGAAATTCAGCAAGCGACATCTTGCTACAAGAAAGAAATATTATGAGGAAGCAGGTTATCCTTACCAATTACAGAAAGTAAAATACTAATGAATATATTAACAGTAGACAATACCGCATTTGAGCTAAACTCATTGCCAGATGAAGTTGAGGACTTGCGTTATGCTGTGCTAGATTGGAATGATCCACGCAATGTTGATTATCACTTTGTCCCCCTAATATTCATGGAGACTTTTCATGCACCCGCCGCAGTTTTAAAGATAGGTGACCATATAATTCAAGTTCCTTTGGATTGGTATGTTGTTATAGGTGAAAAAGAGCATGGAGATCCCGAGATCGTTCCTATTATGAATGTCAATGACCGTGGCTTCAGTGCTTTTGTTTTTAACCCTATTGCCAGTTTTAGACCAGATTTTCAACCACTTGAAATTATCAATGTGTTTCAAGATATACGTTGGTTTACTCCTAAACTAAAACACGGACATATTCTTGCAGTTCCGTTAAATAATACAGAAAAACCACCCTGTGCTTATTTTGTTAAAGAAACAAATAAGTTACCAGAAGTGCTTGCTATTGAAAAGATGATATAGTACAATGTCTAAACAGCCTATGTTAGATATGTTTAAGCGTGTTTTGCCTGCCATAGATGCTAGGAACAAAGCATTTTATGAAAATCTCACTGATGAGGAAAAGAAAGGATTCAGTCCCTGGTTGGTTCAAAGGTATCTTAGTAGCGCAGAAAGTGAGAATCGCGAGATTATTGAGCACTATCTCATCATGACCAATGAAATTTACAATCTTAAAGATCTCAAAGATCCAGAGATTGTTTGGAAACTAATGAGCATGGTGGGAATAGGAAAAACAGTCAAGCATCCTTATGTTGCTCCTGGTAAAGGTAAAAAGAAAAAAGATAATCCTTTAAAAGATTTCTTACAGAATAAACATCCTAATTTAAATAATCAAGAAATTGAAATAATGTTTAGTAGTCTGTCTAAGACGTCTGCGTTAAACATGTTGGATCAATACAACGTCAAGGATAAAAATTTACTTGCTGCTGCTAATGACTTATAAATGCAAATATTGTAGTAAAGACTTTGCAAGGGAATCAACCCTCGCAAGCCACTTGTGCGAAAACAAGCGTAGGATTTTAGACAAAGATCTTAAGCAAAATCGTATAGCTTATCAAAGCTGGATGGCGTGGCGTCGAATGTCTATAGCTAATGTCAAGCATGATCGACCCTACGAAGAATTCGTTGCCAATAGATATTTTACTGGGTTTATGAAATTGTCTAAGCGTATAATTGATCTAAATATAGATGATCCTGAAGACTTTGTAAAATATATTTCAATGAATAGTGTTCCCATGAATAAATGGTCCAGCGACGTCGTCTATGAAGAATACATAAAAAGTAAAACACGAAAAGAAACAGTGGCTCGAGCCATGGAACGTAGCATGATAACTATTACAGAGTGGGCAGATAAAACTGGAAATCATTTTAGTGAATACTTTGAAAAAGTAAATACAGTGGATGCTGTTCAAGATATTCGTATGGGACGTATTAGCCCGTGGTGTTTATTTGCTACGGACCAAGGCGGAAAATTTGTTGACAGATTGGAACCCAATCAAATACAAGCATTAATTGACTACATTGAACCTAAAAGTTGGCGAGCACGAGTAATTAGAGAAAAAGAAGAATCAACATGGATTCAAGATATTTTTAATAAGGCAAACATTAAATGACTAATCAGTATACTGAAAAACGAGTTCCTGCGTTGCTGAAATCGCCCGCTCAAAAAAATTCGTTTAGATTTATTAACGGAATGGTAGAGTTCACCATTGACGGTGAACAGGTTACTGTACCAACAGCAGAAGCATTTCAGCGTTTGCTTAAAAAAGTTGCAGTGCTTGAACAAAGATTATCAAGCACTGATTCTAAAGCAACTCGTGCAACTAGGAAAAGACATGACAGATGATGATATGACAGATCTTTATTCTAAGGTCATCAAAAAGACATTAGAGCTTGTGCAAACTTATGATCCCCTTGCAGTAGCAGCCGTAATGCTTGCTCAAAGTTTGAGCATTTACAAATCTACGTTAACACAGGATGACTATGATGCTTTTATGGTCAACCTTATTGAACGTAAAGATCGCGTTAAGACGTTTAATGATAGAGGCACATTACATTGAGCACAGATATTGACATTGATTTTGCTGATAGAGAGTATATATTAAAACTAATAAGCCACGTTCCAGCTATGATGCGGGAAAATAACAAAGAACGTAAACACAATACAGGCGTTTATTTTCATTATACCCCTCAAAATCCTTTTACTGGTTTGGCTACTTTGGATTATAAGCAAGCAGAGACGCAGGGGTGGTTTAAGATAGACTTGCTCAATGTGGGAATATACAATGATTTCGCCAGCAATGCTGAAATAGACAATTTATTGGCAAAAGAGCCGCAGTGGGATCTGTTAGAACACGAAGAAATAATAACACAATTATTTCATATACACAACCACGCCGCAACCGTCATTAAAATGAAGCCACGCAGTGTTGACCAGCTGGCCATGGTTTTGGCGTGCATACGACCAGGTAAAAAGCATCTAATAGGAAGACCCTGGAGGGAAATAGAACAAGAAGTATGGGTTAAAACTGATGATGCTTATAGTTTTAAGCGAAGCCATGCCATCGGCTATGCCATGGCTATTGTACTACAAATGAACAAAATGACTTATAGTTTTTGAACCAATTGAGTTTGTCTGCGTTTAATTCTTTTTGTAATAATACTTTGCAAACTAACTGGCTCACCTTGAATGATTTCAAAATCTTTTACGTTGTAAGTTTTTAATGAATAGCTAAACCGTTTAAATTTTGCACCTATGACAAGGTTTATGGGCAATTGTCTGTTACTTTGCCACCACCATTCGTCACCATATTCCAAGAATAATTGTTTATCCTCTTTAGATATAAGGAAATTATATACATACACACTTGCAAGGGTTGTAGTATAATTCTGTATGATTCCTAGGACTTCTTCCTCACCTATTCTGCATAAACTTAGAAATGGAAATTTTTCTAATATTTCACTATGATTTGCCATCGGGTTTATTTATAAGACACCAATCACTTATTCTAAATAAATATAACTATGAGCGACACTTTTACCCTTTTACACTACCCCCAGCGCAGCATCTTAGTGTACGCACAGGGATACAGTAGGACACAAAATATGCCATTTAACACTACGAGAAAAACTATTTACAAAGGTGTAGACAGCACCTTAGGGTTTGATATTAAAAATCAAGACCGCAAGCCTATTAATTTATTAGGCAAAACGGTAATGGTTAATATCATGCAAGTGCGAACAGGCGAACTTGTTGTCCAGCGCAGAGCTTCCCAGATTCAACCCGAGTCTGGATTTTGCGAATTCACTGTGTTTAGTAGCGATATTATTGATCTAGATCCTGGCATGTATCAACTTAGTGCTGTAATCTATGAAACAGATGGGCTGGCCCAGGCACTGTATACTGACCATAATCGTCGTGTTACAATGGAACTAGAAATCAGTGACGGTGCTTACCCAAGATTTGTACCCAGTGTTGAATTGGCGTTTAGTCAATTGGGATCAAGTTATATTAGTCAGCCTGTTGCCAGTAACCTACAAAAGAATGACAGTAGCAATTTCCATACCATTCAAATAGCAGTGACCAACTTTAAAGGCACTATAGAAGCCATGGTCAGCTTAGAATACGATAGCATGGGCAATTATTTCCCAGTCAAATTTGTCAATGACAGTTATCAAATTAGCTTTGACAATGAAACTGATGTGCAGGGTTGGAACTTTATAGCGGATGCCCGTTGGGTCAAAATACTGTATACACCAGATGCCGCCAATACCGGAACAGTTGACAAAATACTTTACAGAAGTTAAAATAGCGGGGCTATGTCAGCCTTACAAACATTATTAAGAACACGAGTACACGGTAAAGCCAGTCCCAAAGGCTGGGTCAGCTTTAACTGTCCTATGTGCGTGGTTAACGGACAAAGTAGACCTGATACCAAGCGGCGTGGCGGAATAATTTTTAGCCCTGACGGTGGCGTAAGTTACCATTGCTTTAACTGCAATTTTAGAACAGGGTGGATGCCTGGCTGGAGTCTTGGTTTTAAGATGCGTAAACTGCTTCGCCAATTTGGTTTTGATGAAGCAGACATACAACGACTGTCGTTAGAGTTATTAAGCCAAGCAGATCTGGAACGACTAGTCAAGCGTGAACCTGAGCTACAATGGCAACCTGATTGGCCTGAATTTGATCCTGGCTTCGACATGCAACCTGTCAAGGATCCTGTTAAACTAAAATACTTAGAAGAAAGACAATTACTAGACCTGGCAGTATGGCTGGAAACAGACTACGATTTTGCCAATCTTAATAAACGTATACTATTACCTTATGTTTACGACAATAAATTAATAGGCTATCTTGCTAGATATGTAGGAGAGCTTCCACCCAAGACTAGCAAATACATACGAAAAGCACCAGCGGATTTTGTATTTGGTCTAGATCATCATAAGGCACAGCGACAATACGTGATAGTCAGCGAAGGAGAATTTGATGCACTGTTTACTGGCGGAGTCAGTGTAGGCAGTAATAGCATCAGTCAACGACAAATACAGCTGATAGAAGAATTGAATATAGAACCTATTGTAATTCCTGACCGAGATCAGGCAGGCAGACAATTAGTCGAACGTGCAGCAGAATATGGCTGGAGTGTAAGTTTTCCTGAATGGGAAGATTGCAAAGACGTAGCCGATGCTGTGTTAAGATATGGCAGACTGTTTGCTGTTTATAGTATTCTACAAGCAGCAGAACATAGCCCTACTAAAATTAGATTACTAGGAAGAAAATATTGTCAATGAAAGAAGAAATTAAAAATTATAGTGTACAAGAACAAAAGTTGTATTTAGAAATTATGATAGCAGATCCTGATCTGTTGTCACGTTGCAGAAATATTTTAGATCCTGAATACTTTGATAGAAATATAAGACAAGCAGCCGAATTTATTAAAGGATATATAGACAAATATAACAGTGCCCCAAGTTCAACTCAAATACAAGCGGTCACTGGAATAGATTTAGAAACATTTACGGCACAACAAGTGGCACCACAAAAAGACTGGTTGTTAGATGAATTTGAACAGTTTGCTAGGCACAAGGCCTTGGAAAAAGCCATATTGAAAAGTGCAGATTTATTAGATAAGAAACGTTATGGTGAAGTAGAGAAGTTAATTAAAGAAGCAACAAGTGTAGGGCTTCCCAAAACTTTTGGAACAGATTATTATGCTGATCCCATGGAACGCCTTATGAAGTTAAAAAACATGAATGGAGGAACCAGCACTGGCTGGAAAAGTATTGATGATAAATTGTATGGTGGGTTTAATCGCGGTGAGCTTAATATTTTTGCTGGGGGCAGCGGAGCGGGTAAGAGTTTATTCTTGCAAAACCTCGCACTCAACTGGAGTTTATTGGGACTTAATGGTGTTTACTTTAGTTTAGAGCTCAGTGAAGGCTTATCTAGTATGCGTATGGATGCCATGCTCATGGGTATTGCCACAAAAGAAATTTATCGCAACATAGATGAAGTTGACATGAAGATTAAAATGAAAGGTAAAACAGCAGGTAAGATTCAGATTGTGCAACTTACTGCCGGCGTTACTGTAAATGATCTTAAAAGTTGGATCAAAGAATTTCAAATACAACATAATAGAAAGATTGACTGGGTTATTGTTGACTATTTAGATTTAATGATGCCCGCCAGTCAAAAGATCAGTGTGGCAGACTTGTTTATCAAAGATAAGTTAGTAAGTGAAGAATTAAGAGCCATGGCCACGCAAGGTAATTATTTGTTTTGTACAGCCAGTCAGTTAAATCGTGGTGCTGTGGAAAGTGTAGAGTTTGATCATAGTCATATTGCAGGTGGTTTAAGTAAGATTCAGACTGCTGACAATGTAATTGGTATTTTTAATAGCATTACAATGCGTGAGCGACAGCGAGTGCAAATACAGTTTATGAAAACACGAAGTAGTAGCGCAGTGGGAACCAAGATCGAGTTACAGTTTGATACCACTAGCCTACGTATTACCGATTTAGGTGAGGACAGTGCAGATGTACCTACTACTGTGGATATATTACATGAAAAATTAAAACGTCAAAGTAATACCACTGTAGATCCTGACACTGGCGAAATAGTTGAGAAAAAAATAGAGTCCAAAGTAACAATAAGAACCATGGACTCTAATAGTAAACTTGCTAGTATTTTGAAAAAGCCGTTAAACTTTTAAACCACGCATTTCTGGTTCTGCTTGAGGTTGGGGCTCTGCACTAGCAGGAGCTCCGATTTCAGGACCCGGTGCTGCTGGTTCTGCTTTATCCTGTGCTAGGTCTGTTTTAAGTCTAGTGTATAACGCATTGTCCTCCGCAACGTAGCTTAGTATGGTTTCTAATAAATCCATTAAAGCAGACATTTGTTGTAGATTGGGTCTACGATTCATGTACAGTGCTCGAACACCTGCCCGCATTGCGTTATAGTGATCTTCGCTTACGGCGTCTTTGATTGCAGCCAGTCTGGCCATAGTTCTAGTAAAACTGGCATTGTCAATTTCTTGTCCGCCTGTTTCCATACCAGGGTCTTGCCCATCTTCGGCAATGCCGCGCAGTCTATTCATTACAGACCCCATATCAAATCTTGTACTTTGAAAGCTCATAATCTTACTCCATCATAACTTTATTTATCAGATAAATATTTGACGGAGATGCTATAATCGTGCGAAAGCAAACTAGATCAATTTTAGAAGAAATTACGAACATTGTACCACAGAGAGACAAGGAAAGTTTTGTTGAAAACAAAGCTATACATGTTATTGCGAGTACAAAATATCTTGTTGAATACATACAAGAAAATTTCCCCCAAGATCAAAGTGATGACTTGTTAAAGAGGTTGTTTAACAGCATTAGAACAGGTGATGAAATGAAATTCCGCAGGGGAATTAAAACAATTAAAGAGTCCAAGCATGGCCCAATTTGAAGATAGGCCTGGTTGGGACTTAATGATAGAGAGCCGCCAGTATAGAAATATTTCTGCGATTAAAAGACTAGATCTTAGAAACGTTGCTGATTTTGCTTTTCTAGATTTAATTTCATTGTATATATTATATAA